CGAGAACGGCAGTCGTCAGGAATGGAGCAAGGCCCGCCGCTCTGCCGGCCGCGCCGCCGGCCGCGAACACCGCCGTCGACGTGATGCCGCTTACGATCTTGGAGCCCAGTTGCTCGTTCTGCGCCTCGTCTTTTTTGAACAGGTTCTGGCCGACGTAGTTCTTGATAGTCTGAACCTCGTTGTCGAGGGTCTTGTCGATCAGTGAAAAGTCGTGCGGCTTTGATCCAAACAGCTTGGAAACGACACGGTCGGTGGAAGTGAGCTGCGACATGGGCAGCCGCGTGGCTGCGCGGACGGTGTCCATGACCATTGATGTTGCGACATCGGGCACGCGCTCGACAGTGTCGCGCACGCTGCCCTGTGTCCGCAGGGGAGCGTTTCGCGCCGTCAAGACGGCCGCGTCGGCCTCATCCTTGGCTTTGCGAAGGTTCTCGAGCCCGCGACGCTTGCGCAGTTCGGTTTGTCCGGTCACGCCTTTCATGGCGAGGTCAGCGTAGTCGCGCTGCGCTTGGTCAAAGGCGCTCGTGGCTTCGGCCGCGCTCCTCTCTGCTGCTGCGATATCCGCCTGCTTGTTTTTGAATGCTTCTTCGCCAGAGAGCATTCCCCATTCCGGCCCTGCGACCGAATCCACGACCTTGCCACCGGCGCGGAAGGGCGCATCGTCGAGTGGTTGCACATCCGGCATCGGTTCGGTCGGACGAAGCTGGGTCGGGCGGGCGCGGGGCAGGGGCGGGTCCTTGATCAGGCCGACGGGCTTGTCGTTGAGGCCCCAATCGACAGTGTCCGCTTTCGCTTTTGGAGCGGGCGTCGCCGGCTTGTCGTCCAATCCCCAGTCGACGGTCGGTTTTGATTTTTCCAGCCCCTTCCGCTCCCGGCGGTCATCGACCACGTTGGGCTCGATCGATCCGGGCACGTCAAAGGGCTCGGCGCCAAGGCCGAGGAAATCGTCATCAGTCATGAAAAATCAGCCCTTGATCAGAAGACCGCGCGAGGGGTGAACGTAGTATGCACCCGACGGAATCTCATCGTAGTCAGCGTTGCTTTGCGGCTCGTATGGAGTTGCCTGAGTGCCATTCCCCTTGAAACTGATCTCGGGAGGGGCGGACTTCGCGGCCGGCGCGCTGGGAGCTTCGCCGTCCTCTGTCACCTGGTAGCGCCGTTGCAGGTTGCGGGAGACCTCGTCCTTCTTCTTCGCGATCTCGTCGGCGAGAGCCTTTTTCTCTTCAGGCGAAGAGAACCGGCGCGCGCGCGGGTCGTTGACATACTGGTTGTCGATGTCTTTGTGAGCGGACGCAATCGCAGTTCGCGCGCGGTCGAAGCGGTACCGTGGATCATCCCACATGGTTTGCCGGCGGCCCGGAGAGCCTGCGGCGGAAGCGGCATTGCCGGCCTTCGCTGTCAGCGCTTTGAGATATTCGTTTCTGATCTCACGCGACTTGGATTCCTCGCCCGCCGTCTTTCGCTTCAGGTCGAATTCGTCCTGCTCCTTGTCGAACGAGCCAGCCCCCTTCATCGCGCCGCCCATGCCCTTCGCAAAGGCACCTGCGCCGAACCGGCCGTCGACGGAAGACAGGCCAGCGCCGAGGGCGGCCGACAAGCGGCCCCGCATTCGCGCATCAGGGATAATCGCGGAGAGCAGGCCATCGGATGGCTTGTTGCGCTCCTCGGGATAGTATTGAGGCAGGAGACCGAGAGGAACCGCCTTTTGCAGGGCTCCGATCGTGGTTTCATCCATCGTCGGCTGTGATGCGCCGTCGGGGCGCGGACGCGGCATCGGGACTTCCGGAGGCTGCCCCTGTGGCGCAGCGGCACCCGTGATCGCGTCCGGCAAGCCCGCGGCGGCAGAGGGCGTCGGAGCGAAGGGCAATGCGGGCGATTGCTCGTTGCCCCCGTCGAGCTCGCCGATCATCAACAGCTTGCGCAGCTTGCCCAGCGGGTCGTCGCCACCGTCGATCGCGCCCGGCATCCCGCTCGGGAAGTTTTGTTGAACGTAACCGTTGGGCGAAAACCCGCCGGCAATGATGTCGAGCAATCCAGCCATATCAATGCACCTCGCGCGTCAGCGAATTTTCAGTTGCCAGTTTGTAATTGACGGCCTTAACGCCGTTGATCTCCGTGACCGCTGCCGGGCAGGTTTTCTCGACGTCCTGAGCCATCAGGCCGATCCGCCAGGCATCATCCCCGATGTACCGGAACAGGTAGACCGGCGTGCCGTCGTACAGCGCGCCAACGACGCTCACGTCGGTTTTCACGCGGCGATCGGAGAAGATTGCGCCTGCGATCGATCCGAGGATTCCGAAGCCGGAGTTGTTGGCTTCCTCAACGGTCTTCTCTTCCGTTTTGGAGTACGGCGTGGTCGCAAGCACGCTACTGAGCAATTTGATCGTGTCGGCGTCCCATCCCTGCTGGCGAAGGAATTCATTGTACTTCGCGGTGAGGTCGGCTTGGTTCGTCGCCTGTTCCGTGGCGCCTGCCTTGGCGAGCGCGTCCGCGGTGCTGAGGTCGCGATTTACGTTTGCGCTGTCGAGGTCCTGGAAGGCTTTCCCGCCGGTGATTGCACGTTGCAGGGCGGTTTCCGAGAGGTTCGCGTTGGTCTTCTGAGCGTCGGTCAGGTTGGCAACGTCCTGCGCGCGCAGCCCACTCGCCGCGCTGAAGGCATCGGCATATGCCTTACCGATCGTGTTGCTCCGAAGGATGTCCTCGTCACGCTGCTGCGCACCGAGCTGGATGCCAGATCGAGCATCACCAAAGGCACCGTCCATCGTCGCTTGGGCATTGAGCGCTTGGCGCTGGTTCACACCCTGCCGCGAGATGTCCTGCAATTGCGGATCGAGCACCCCCTGAATGTAGGGGCTCATGTAGTCGCTGATCGACGCGTTGGCGATGTCGACGCCGCCACCGAGCAGGCTGGTAGGGGTGATCGATGAAGCCGGAGCGTTCGCGAATTTGCTGTACAGCCCCTCGATGTCCGAGAGGTATGGATTGCTCGAGCCCGCGATCGCATTGATGAGGCTGAAAGCGTTCTTCTGGTTGTCGGTCAGCCCGGCGGTAAAGTCGCCCGTGTAAGGAGTGGGGCCTTTGCTCGCATAGTCTTCAACTCGCCCGACGTTTGCCTTCGCCGCATCTTCCAGCCACGCCGGAAGCTGCTGAGTTGTGGTTTGTTTCTTAGTTTCTTCCATGTTGCCAAAGCACATTTCAGGACCTCGGATGAAAAACGAGCACCTTCGGGCGCCGGGTTGGGTTGGTCTGCGCGATCATGAGAATTTGTTTTGCACCGTCCGCGATGCTCCGGGCCGCGCTGACGAGACGGCGGCCTGCTGTCCCGCGATTGGCGGGCAGCACGTAGAAGATACGATCCATGATGAGATGGTCGTCGGAGTACCAGAAAGGCACCTGAACGAGGCCGAGAACACCGACAAGTTCGTCGCCGTCCATCGCCATGAGCGTGGCTGCGCCAGCATCTGCTTTGATTAGGCCGTACACCTCCTGCATCACTTTGACGGGATTAACAGGGGCGATTGCGATCTCATGGCCGTTCTGCATCAACATGCGATGGATCGCGATGGCATCCTGATCGGACACCGCTGCACGCACCTCAACCATCGCGCTTTGCTCCGCGTTTCTTCATGTCGGAAATGAAGGTCGCCAGCACCGCCGCAATGTTGTCGATCGATGGCGAGGCGAGGTTTAAGGCGCGCGTCTCAGGGAGATCACCGCTGATCGTGAACGAGTCCGCCACCTCGGAAATATCCTCGTAGGAGGCGTTTTCGATTTCGCGGAGGCTGTCACGCACCCATTTGTCAAACTGGCCGGGGAGTTCCGAGCCGAGATGAAGCGGCCTCATCGGCGCGTCCCATTGGATGAAACGAGAACATCCGGTTTGCCGAACCTGAAATATCCGCCGGCGATGTCCGATCGGATCGTCATTCCGACGTAGCGCCCGGACAGCCGCAGATCGACGAGGTCGTCGGCCTCTGAAATGATTTTGGTCTGGCTGTCGATGGTCGGGTTGCGCAGGCGGTCCCACGCATCGAAGCGTACTTCAAGGTCGCCGGCCTGGCCCTCGAAGTCAGCATTGATCCCATCGATGTTGAGATTGGCCTTGCCGTTCGCCATCGCGACCGGACCAAGCTCGATCACTGTTTCGATCGCGTGCCCATCGGCGTCAACGCCATCTTCGTGCAGGTAGATGTGGCCATCATAGCCAGCCAGATACGGCCGGGTGTCACCATGCGAGAAGTTGGTGCCGGAACTCCTGAAGAGGCGCCCGGTTGCCCATGAGAAATCGTTGACGTTCAGAAGAACGTAGTAGCTGGGTTCTTCTTCCTCGAGGGCAACGTAAACCCAAATCACCTCATCATGCTTCGGGAGATATTGCCCCCACGCGAGATACCCATCCTCGGCGCGCAGGTGCCCGAATACGTAGGCGCGGATGTCCTCAACGTTCGGGATCTTCTGGACGGACCCATTGTAGAGATAGAAGTCCGTATGCCCCATCCAGTAGGCGATGCCGTTCGCTGTGACCGCGCAGGAAGGGGAGATGAGTCCACAGTTACGCCCGGCGAGCCGTGACGAGAACACTGACGACTGCCCCGTGTACTGGAACACATAGAGCGCGAAATCAGACCAGACCAGCGCGATGTGACTCGCGAGTGGACGGCCGGCGATGAGTTTGGTCCCCTCGGACAAGTTCCGAGTGTTCGCTGTGTTGGTCTCATCGGGTGCCCAAATATTGTAGTTGCCCTGCGAGCACCAATCGACGCGCATGTTCTCGCAGAGGGCCATGACGAACCGTTCTTCGGTGATGAAGATGCTTCGGACGTCGGTCGGGGCGTCGGGGATCTTTTGCGCCCGCTGCCAGGATGGGGCAACGGCATTCGGGTCCCAGACATAGATCGAGCCGCCGTTGTAGGCTCCCACGAGCATCTTGCCGAAGTGATCCAATGACCAGACGCGCGGCTCGATCAGGATCGTCGAGAACGGGCGCTCGGTACCGTAGGTGTAAAGCCCATACCCGCCGACGCCATAACCGAGGCCGTAGGTGCCGTGCTCAACGCCGATCGAAATCTCATACTCGTAAGCAACGGTTCCGCCGCCGGTCTCGTTGCTCGCGGCAGGCGTTTCGAGCTCAATGTTAAAGGAGCCAGAGCCCACCACCGATGAGACGAGATAGGTGCCGTCGATCGTTACGCCGCCAACGGGTTCAGCGTCTGCGAAGATGACTGTTGTGCCCGCGTTGACGTCGTGGCCGATGTGCGCCACCTCGACGATGTTGGAGCCTGCTTTGGTTGTGAACGGGTTGGTCAGCGTGCCGGACTTCGCCAGAGGCGTGATGTCGTGCTGGGTGAAATCGCGCTCATAGACATAGAGCTTCCGATATGTCCCGGCGGCGATGTATTCGACCGATTTGAGGTCGCGCCACGCATGCATGGCACGGACGACTCCGGAAGCAATCGCCGTCGTTTGGCGCGTCCACCCGCCGATCTTCTGAGGGCGGCCGTTCACAAAGCGGATCCACTGCGTATCCACCCAGCGGTTCTCGACAACGCGATCGGATTCCGTTTTCACGACGCCTGGTCGCGGCGTCAGCGGGATCGGTTCAAATTCGCTCATGACGGGGCCACCGATCCGACACCTCCCACAGTGACCGGGTAGGTGGCCCCGTCGTTTGCGCTCGCGCGCAACCTTAGATCTTGATGCACATCAGCACCGCGGCGGATTCCGGCCGCGCCTCTGTTCCGCCGTCGCTCTGAACCGTGACGGTCGTCGACGCCGTGGCAGTGATGTTTAGGGTATGAGAATGGTTTCCACCGGCGGCGTTGTTGATCGTGATGCCAGTGAGAGCCGCGTTAATCCGAATATAGTCCGGGTACCACATGCCCGGCTGGTCATCCAAAGAGATGGCCCGTTGCGCCGTGCCGCCGAGAGTGCCACCTGAGACGCCGTGAGTATGGCCGGGATCATTCAGCCAGTTTCCGTGGACGTGATCTCCGGATGCGCTCGTCGACCCGGAAGCCGCGACGGTGGTCGTCGCGCTCGCCGTGTGCGTATGCGCCTTGTTCTCGCTGGCTTGGTAGGTGCCGACCTCAAGAGTGCCGCCGGCGGCGCGCAGGAAGCGATTGGTGTCGGTGAAATTCGGAAGGCCAGCCGTCGTGATGCCATTGCCTTCGCCAAACGTCGTCCCGATCTTCGCGAACAGGTTGGGGTGATCGGCTCGGACGAAGGTGCCGCCCGAACATGCCAGCGTGCCGGGCGGCAGTGTCGGCCCGGCGTGATGGATGATGTTGCCGACCTCGTCCTCATCCTCGCGAAACAGCCGTCCGGCGCCATCGAAAAACACTTTCTTTTGGGTGCCTTGCGGGATCTCGATTGCCAGTCCGCTTTCAGTTTTGACGTGGAGAACGAACGCGCCTTCGGTGTCGTTGATGATGTTCAGGTTGCGCGAGGTGTTAAGAAGGACCACGTTCTGGTGTGCCGTGAGAAGCCCGCTGAAGATCAATGTCGCATAGCGCTGATCATCGGCCGTCAGGTTCAGCGTCCCGCCGGCGACATAGATTTGGCGCACGCCAACGATCGCGTTCTCGATATACTCGATGACATATTTGTTGAGGTTTTCGCCCCACGAGTTGTTGTTGTTCCCGGTTCCCTGAAGCAGCAGGCGAAGGATTGGGGTTGTGGTATCTTGGGACATCTCAGATCACCTGCACCTCAAAATCGGCTCCGCGATAGCTCAGGTCGTCGCGAGCCATCGCGTTCTCGATCAGGGCGCCCAATAGCGATAGGTTGGTCTGGTACTTCTCGCCGTTCGACATGAAGTCGTAAGCCTGGACGAGGCATGCAACGCGAAGGAGGTTCGGATAGCGCCTCGTCAGGAAATTGGTCTGGTTGTCGTTGCTCAGGGGCTCGGGAGCCTTGAAGGCAACGAGACCGATGCTGAACGGCTCTTCCGCTGCACAGTCGAACTGAAACCGCTCGTCGAAGATGGCGTACAGCCGCGGATAGCTCCGAATGAGCGAGCCGTCGTCGTAGATCCGACGCTGCGATAGGGAGGCGGCATCGCGAAGCGAGATGCGCTGGGTTAACGTCCGATTGATCATTTCGACGGGATCGAGAAACCCGTCGGGGATCTCGATCTGATATTCTCCGGCCGCGAGTGTGAGGTCGAATTCTGTCCTCATCTCGCGCACGCGGAGAGTCATGGAAATGAGGGCTTGGGCCTCTTCCAGCACCTGCTCGACGTCGAGCTCTGCATAGTTGCACCATCTCTTGATCGAGCCGGGGCTGTTCTTGTCCGCCGTTAGGGTGCTGAAAGACATGGCCATGGCTCAGTCCCGCTTGAGCTTGGTGGGCACCTCGTCGGGGCCGCAGATCTGTTCGTCGAAAACGAGGAATTCGGCGAGAGCGCCAAAATCACTGAAGGTCTTGTTGAAGCGGCGGCGAGCCTCGCTGAACAGGACCTGCGGCTGATATTTGATCTCGTCCTTCAGCCACGCCTCGAAATTGACGTCCGTGCCGGGGTCATCGTCATCGTCCTCGGTCGGGTCAGGCGGGCCGCCCTCGTTCTGAAGTTCGTCGCCGGCCGTGTCGGCCAGCTTCGCGAGACGCAACAGCTTGCGCTCCACCTTCTCGCGCAGATGGAGCGGCACCTTGGCGGCAACGAGTTTGCCGTGAAAGTCGAACGGAAGGTCGTCCTGATAGAAGGCGACGCCGTCAGCGCCATCACCATGCACGGTCGCGTATGGACGCGACCGATCCAGTTTCAGTGTGGGAGACATGCGCAGCTCCTTACTTGTCCTGCACGGCAGACGAGCCGGTCAGCGAGTGGGACAGGTTGTTGGTGCCGCCCTTCATCTCCTTGCCGTGGCTGTTCGCGACGTCCATGGAGCTGTCGTCACGGCCGAACGATCGGACGATGGTCTGGCCGCGCGGGGCCTTCGACTTCTCGATGCACTGTTCCATTGTCAGTCCTCAAAGTAGCGGGGCATGGCGTCCCCGACAGGTGGGCGATAGCCGGTCTCGCGATCGGCCTGGGAAAGGCGCGTGAAGCCGTCGCGGCCGGCGTCGCCGGTCGCATTGTCAAGCACGCGCTCAACGGGGCGCGGGTCCTTCGCCCGCGGGAGAGGTTTGCGGTAGAAGCCGAACATCGTCAGAACCACTCGATGTCGACGTGAACGTTGGCGGTGCCCGCCGGTACTCCGCCGACGCCTTCCTTGAGCGTGATCACCGCGTCGGTGTCCGCCGGGAGGAAGTCGGTTTCCAGCATGATATGGCCGGGGAAATCCTCGAGCGTCGGCACCGCGCCGTTGCCGCTGACAAGGCTCAGGGCTCGCTTCACGCCTGCGCCGTAGCCTGCGCCGACCGCGGTGCCGAGGCGGAAGCGGGCAAAGGAATCGTCGTTCGCTGCCTTGCCGACGTTGATCTCCGGTACCGTCGTCGTGCCGACCATCGCTTCGGTCGTTTCGACTTCAATGTCCCGGACGATGCCGCGTTTGCCCTTGGGCCCGCGGATCGTGAACGTTTGGGTGTCACCCCCGAATTCCTGCGCCATAAAGCTTCGGCGCTCGCGGAGCGACTGTTCGTAGGAGCTCATCGCTTTGATCCTTTCTCAAACGCAAAATGCCCGGCGTTGGCCGGGCATTTGCGAGGTTGACGGTCGCCGCGTTTACGCGGCGCTGTCCCATTTGACGATGCGGGCGTTCAGCGGATCCTCGTGAACGAGGCCGAAGCCGCCGAGGTAGTACCAAGCGATGCCCTTGGAGCGGCCGTAGTCGCCGGGCAGCTTGGCACGGATTTCCTCGGGGATGACCATCGCCTCGGTCACTGTGTCGGCGCCGAAGAAGAAGGCCCAGCTCGAGAGTCCGTTGTTCCACGGATCGCTCGTGCGGCTCCACGGATCGAATGCGGTGGAGTCCGTCGCGCCGCCCTTGGGAATGAAGTTCTGTTCGATGAACCGCATTCCCTCATAGCGGCCGACCTCGCCGTTGAAGATGTGCACCAGGCCGCTTTCGGTATACTGGTGGATCGACTCCAGCGAGTTTTTGAAGGTCCGCAGCGTCGTCACATGGCTGATGCTGGCATAGTCATCGCCACGGAACGGCGGGATGTTCCGCTCCTTCATCATGTCCACGGTCGCCTTGATATGCCCGGTGCCGAGCGCGACGTTGTTGGTCGTCGAGCAGGTCCCGTTCGTATCGAGGGCGACCGCAGCGGTCGAGGTGCCGCCGGCGGGCGCAACCCGCAGGGGCGTGTTGTTGAACTGCAAGAACGCCTCGATGTCGAAATACTTTCGAGCATCGTCCTTCAACGTCTTGTCGATGATCGACACGACGTCGTGCTTGGCGAGGTTGGTCAGGAGGCCCGTATAGGGCACGCTGTTGCCCGCCTCGGTGACGGTCAGGCTCTTCTGAGTGACCGTGAAGCCGGTTTCCGGAATCGGAGAGGTCTCCGAAAGCCGGCGGCCCTGGGTGCCAAGGTCAGAATAGACGTCCCAGTAGTACTTAGCGCCGCGGTGCAGGCCCTTTTCGGTGCCGTCCTTGGCGTCGCAGAGCTGACGGAATTTCGTCAGCGGCTGCACCTGCTGCCGGATGACGTCCGACAGTTCGTCCGAATACATGTAGCCGCCTTCGGCGGCCACGCTCCAAAGCTGTCCAGCCATGTTATGCGTCCTCTTGTCGAGGCGCGGCCGTTGGCCCTTTTGGAGAGATCGAGAGTAAGGGGAGGTGTCTCAGGTCACACTTGCCCCCGAGCCCGCCGTGCAGCGGCCACGGCATCGGCGCGGGTCTTGCCCGCTCCGGCCGGAGGCTGTTGCATTTGAGGGGCCACGGTTGCGCGCGTGGGTTGGTGATTGATCGCCATCCGCCGTTCGTCACGGTTGACGCGAACGTCAACGCGAGCCTCCGGCCTCGGCATTGTGGTTGAAGGTTCTTTCGGGTTGCCACGCCACCGGATGAAGTCCTGCCTTGCTCCTTCGAGCAGTGTCGGGACTGTCCGGACAGGGTGCCCTTGCAGCTTGTAGTGCCGATGGTGGATGGCGAGCTGTTCGGGGTCCTTCGGGATATGGTCTTCCGATACTCCGATTTTGCGAAGATCCTCGCGATACCCTTCGAGCAGGGAATCCCGAATACCCGCAACGGCGAACCGATCATTCGCCAGCTCCGGGTTTGCCTTCACAAACTCGTCGTAGGCCCGCAGATCGCTTGCGAGGTCCTGCTGAACCCGCGAGGTCGTTGTGGCCTCTTTCACGGCGTCCTTCGCAATCTCGGCCATGGTGGTGCGGAGATTTTTCGAGACGTCCTTGGGGTCGCCATACTGCATCTGTTCGACAAGATGCTCGAACGGATCGGCTTGGTGCTGCTGATCGTCGAGTTCGTCGAACTCAGTGGCGTCGGTGCGGGGCGGATCGGCGGGGTGTTGCCGTGAGACCTTTACCCGCTGTTTGGCGGTCTCAAGAATATGGCGAGCATCGTCGAGATAGCTGTCGGCGGCGGCAGACTTCTGCGCCAGCGTAAGCAACTCCTGCTCGGTGACTTCGCGCTCTTCGCCGCGGACGGTGAGCTTGAACTTGCGTTCCGCCGGTGGCGGCGAGGGCTCCGTGGTGGCGTCCGGCTGGGGCGCTTCCGGCGCCGCAGCGTGCTGGCCGTAGAGCTGGCTCGGATCGGTGTAGTCCCCGTGAGCCTCGACCGGCTTCTCGCGGTCCTCGCGGATGCGCTTGAATTTGTCGGCGATGGCTGAGCGGCCGCCGTCATCGACCGGGACAATTTTGGTTTCCGTCCGCTCCGGCTCGTCAGGGGTGTTCTGTTCCGGCGGCGGATTGATCGATGCGCCGGTGTTGGCGTCGTCGTCCTGCGCGTTGAAAACCTCAATCCGGTCTTCGTCGATCTTAGGTTCAGTCGTCATAGGCATGGGTTTCACCTTCGGTTGGGATTCCGAGCTTTTGCTTGTCCGCGTCGTCGACCACGTAGCTTTCGGCTTCGCGGCGCTGCGCTTCGTTGATCGTGTGTTCGGCTTCCGGCCCGGCCATCAGCATGTCATTGAGCCAGGTGGCCACGTCGAGGAACCGCGTCACTTCGTTCTGCAACTGGCGGATCTTCTTCGGGTCCTCTGGATCGACGTCGATCAAGCCGGTCATCGCTGCCGCGGCGTTCTCTTTGAACTTGTGGAGAACGATCAGAAGGGGCTCGCTCTTGGCCTTCGAGGTGATCTGGGCTTCCACATCGATGGAAAGCCGCAGCGCGTCCAGCGCGAGGCGATAGGCTGGATCGTGGCTCATGCCGTGCCCCGTGCGCTGGTTTCAACAAAGCGGTCGAAGCGATCGCCAAGCCGCTCGATCGCCTGCGTCAGTCGATCCTCGACCTCGCGCATGACCTCGCGGTGGATGTATTCGCGGGCGACTTGCTCCCGGTAGAGCGCGAACGCAGCCGACATCACTGCGACCTTCTCGCCGGCTTCATGGGCTTGGGTCTTCGCCGTCTCGGCGGTGGCCTCAGCTCTGGTGATCCGATCCGAGTAGGTAGACCAGAACTTTGCCAAGGCCATAACGCAGCCGATGGCGGCAACGATCGCGCTCCATGTCACGATTTCATTCATTATTTTGCTTTCTTGACGAGCGCTGAAGCGACATTGGCGACGAGGCCCTTCACGGGCTGTCCGGTGATGGCGGTCTGCCGTTCGTTCGAGCCGGTCCAGACGTGAACGCCGAGAAGGCCGAACCGGGCACCCCACCACGTCGTGATGATGCCGCTCACCTGGATCAGCTCGGCGGTGCCAGACTTCCAGCCGATCAGGTACATGAGGAAGGGCGGCCACAGCAGGGTTTCGGCGAAGAGGGACCATGCGAGCAGGATGCGCCAGTTACCCCACCAGCCGTCGACCTTGGCGGCCTCGGCGCGGATGGTCT